ATATGGTGGTACGGGATGTCCGAACTCGTAGCCGATATGGTGAGCGAGATGGTGTCGCGGGCCGCATTCATTATGGCGGTCGTGTCGATGCCCAGGGAGTAGTCGTAGTGGAATTGCACATACGGCTGCGGCGCGAGGATGTGCGTCCCGGGCAAAGGGGAGGAGCCTCCGTTGTATATCGCTCCGCCAGCCGTCTGGGGCTTGAAGAAGAAGAAGACCACATCGTAGTCTTTCGTCGTTGTAACGGAGTTGAAATAGTCCACGGTCAACGGAAGGTCCGCACTCTCGAAGCACATGATCCATTGAGGCCCGGAAGCGCCACGCTCCGCGATGGCTATGGCGAAGTAGAAGTCGGAGAGCTTGTAGTAGGCATGGTTGGCGCTCGTGTAGCCGCTCGTGCCGTCGCCCTGCAAGTCGGAGAGGTCGATTGCGTCTGCGGAGAGCATGACATCACTCGGAAGTTGCACCTTCGGCGGGACATTCCACCTGGTCATCGGGTTCGGGAGAAGGCGGTAGCCGAATTGGAACTTCGAGGTGGAGCAATACCCCCTCGTGGTGCTGTCCTCGTTGATGAAGTCGTTAGCCCGCTTCGGCTCGGAGGTCTGCGATGCGCGGGGCGGCTCGTAGGCCCAGCAAAACTCATCCGGGGCGAGCGCAAGTGCCGCAGACCACATCGTTGAGAGCGCGGAATAACCCCTCATCGTGAGGCCGCAGTTACGAGCCACACGCGCCGCTTCGGAAGCGAACGGGACGGTATTATAACAGAACGGCTTGTACCTCGACGCCGCGTTAATCTTGTTCACCCGGTTTCCGTTCCCGTCGATGTCACAGATGAGTTGCAGATGCGAGTTATTGCCGGAGCGACCGAGTGCGGCCTGGAGGTCGCCGTTCCCATTCGCGCCTATCTTCGTGAACCCTTTCGTGAGGGTGTTTGTGGTAGGGTCCCAAGCCATAAGCTAACTTCTTAATCGTTTCACTTCTTCTTCGAGGTATTTCACTCTTTCTTTCAATTCCCGTATCTCCGTGTCCTGCTCGGTCTCGTGATTGGCGAGTGTGATGCCGATGACTGTTCCGAGCTGTGCGTAGGCGAGCGAGAGGGTGTTTCCCTTGTGTACGGCCTCCGGGAGAATGTCGAGCCAATCCTGGGCGACGGAGCCGAAGGAGTGGCCTCCCGTGGTCCAGTCGAAGGTGACGGCGCGGCACTTCGCAATCTGCTCCACGGAGAGTTCAATCGGTTTGAGGTTGGTCTTCATCCGAATGTCGGAAGTGACCACCTGGTCGCCCGTGGACGCTATCACGCCGGTGACGGAGAGGGTCGCCCCGGAGATGGCCGTGGCAGAGCCGATAACCGCCGTGCCGTAGGCGTAGAGGGTGTTGGAGAAGTCCGACGCCCCAATGAGGACATTCCCGTTGTAGGAAACCCTCATGGCCCGCTTCCAATCCGGCTCGTAAGGGTCGGTCGTGACATTCGAGGAGTAGAAGTTGAGCGCGAGACGGCCACGGTTATTGCTGGACGCCGCTTTCTCAACCGCAATCTTGAAGCCGTTGTGGTTGGCGCTCGAACTCTTGAACAGGATGGTCGCGCCGTCGGTATTGTCGCCCGTTCCGCGCAAGGTGAGGGTGGGGCCGTTGGCCTTTATAAGCATCATCTCCTGCGCGTACACATTCCAGAGGCGGTTGTTGTCCGCCGACGAGGAATCGACATAGCCGAGATTGTACCCGCCGTTGGAGCCGGGCCGGATGTCCGTAGCCGTGAAGATGGCCGTGGAGTTCGCCGCGCTCAACGAGGAATTGGCGACCACATTGAGTTGCCCGTTGGCGGGGATTTGCAGGTAGTTGTAACCCTCGCGGGCGAAGACGATCTTGGAGCTTGCGTTGGTCGCCGAAAGAGCGAAGTTCAACGCGGTGATAGTTCCGCTCGCCGTCTCCATGGTGGTGCTTATGCCACCGCTGAGGGTAGCGAGGCCGCTCGCCGTAAGGGTGCCAGCCGCCGTGAGGTTGAGCGCCGACCAGCTTACGGAAAGGAGGTTTGCGTTCGCCTCGTCGAAAATCGTGTACTCGTTGTAGCCGGACGCGGTGTTCGAGGTGTACCTTCTGTGTTTGAGGTCCATATCGCCGGACCGGATGAGGAAAGCGGAGGACACCTGGTAGCCGGGGCCGCAATAGAACACGCCGGTGGACGAGAGGCCGAGCATGGCCCAAGTGCCGGTGGAATCCATGATCTGCTTCCCGTCGGTCATGTTGATGCTACCCGTCATCGTGCCGCCGGAGAGCGGGAGGTAGGTGCCGTTACCCGCATCGAGCAAGCCGGTGATGACGGACTTCGTGAGATTGGCGCTGTCGTAGATGAGATGCCAGTCGTCGCCCCATTGCTCGCTATTGCGGACGCGGAACCAGAGGCTCTTCGTCGGGGTCGTCCCGGTGTAGTTGCCGTTCCACGCGAATTGCATCGCGCCCGTCTCCGATGAATGGGCGTTGATCTGCCACGCCGCGCCGAAGTAGCCGATGCCGCTCGGCGCGTGATTCCAGTAGCCTTGATTCCAGACATTCCTGGTGATGCCACCTCCGGCCAGGATGGTGTTGAGGTCGATGGCATCTGCGGATTGCGTCGGGGTGACATACTTCGGTCGCTCGGTCATCGTTGCGAACGGAACGGTGATGTAGCTCGTTGACCCCGCTTTCGTGATGGCAAGCTCTGTTGTATGCCCGGAGCCGCCGACGGCGACATTCGACACCGTGTTCGCCGTGGTGGAGTATTCCTTGTTGGCCAGCCATGAGGCGAGGGTGGCGGGCGCCCACACCATCTTATCGGTCGAGGGCGTCCCTGCGTTCAAGTTCGCCTCCGTACCTTCCGTGGTCACGCCGACGGAACTCGCCGCGACATTCACCCAGGCGTTGCCGTTCCATTGGAGGAGGTTGGTATTTGCGAGGTTCGTGAGGGTCACATCGTTGAGGTCCGCGAGGAAGGACGCGCCGCCGCCACCGCCGCCGGGGGTGCCGGAAAGCACTATTTGGTCCCCGTCGGTCACGAGCGGTGCGTTGATATGGACATAGCCGTTGCCGGAGTTGTCAACATACTCGATGTAGATACCATCGGCAAGGTACACCTTCTTCGTGTATAACTCCTTCCAATACCTGTTGGCATTTCCGAGCTTGTAGTTATTGTCCACATTGGGAATCGTGTCGAGGCTCATTGTGATGGCCGACTGCGAAACCGAAAGGCGGGAGGTCAAGGTCGAGGTGCCGGTCCGGATATAGACGGACTTGCCTTCGAGGTAGGAATCATAGGAGTTGTTCGCTACTCCGCGCCCGATGATGAAGATGTTCCCGGAGGTCAGCTTGATGCAGTCGATCGCGGTCGGGTCGCCCTCCGAAGGGTTGTTCATCCACTTGAGGATGCCCGCGTTGGCAAGGATGACCGACTTGTCGTATTTGATGCGGAGGGTTTCGTACCAATCCGGGGAATACGGAGAGGTGCGGTTGTTCGACGCCGAGAACACGATGTCGATGAGGTCGTAGGAAGTGCTTCCGGCGACCGCAGAGATCTTCGCGCCGTTCCGTATCTGCGTCCCGTGCGGATTGAAGACGATCTCGCCAGAAGCGGCGTTGTGCGTGGAACCCTGGATGTTCAACGCGCCGCCGCCGGACTTCTTGATGGTCAGGTCGCCGGTCATGGTGTCCCCGGCCTTCAGGACATAAGTGTCCGCCGCAGATGACGTGGTAAGGTAGGTGTTGGAATCCACGCTGCCGTCCGCCTTGAGGAACTGCGCCGATGTGCCGCCGCGCTTCACGAAAGACCCCGCCTTCAATGCGCCGGTGTTCGGGTTGTATGTCAGGCCCTTGTCCGCATCGACATTGTAGTAGCGGAGGTTGGCATCATCCCCGTTCGCCCCGAAGTAGAGCGCCCGGTCGGAGTTCGTCCACGACGAGGACGCCGTGTTCAGTTTCAAGCCGTTGGAGAAGGTGTGCGCCGCCGTGATGGTCTGGGCCGTCGTCCTCATCACATAGTCCTTGCCGGAAAGCCAGGATGCGAGGACGGAAGGGGCCCACACGCGATCGACGGTGCCGGAGCCTGCGTTCAACTCCTCAACCGTACCGGAAGTGTAGCTTGTTCCGCCACCGCCACCGGACGCCGTGAGGACGCCGTTGCTCAACGAAAGTCCGCTCCCAAGTTGAACGGCATACCAACCCTTCGTAGAATCATACGCGAGGAGGTCGGTGCTTCCGACATTGCCGGAGGCGTATCGCCTTACGCCGCTCTCGTTATGGTACACATCTTCAAGGAGGCGGAGGTAGTTGCTCCCGCCGCCACCTCCGGGCGTCCCGGACAAGACGATCTGGTCCCCCTCGGTAATCAACGGGAGCGGAGAGTAAAGAACCCTCTGCCCGTCTATCGTCCTCACATAGAGGTCGGGCGGGTTGCTCTCTATCCTGCTTGTCTGCGCGTCGAAAATCAAGCCCTTTCTGGGGCCGAGGAAGTTGTATTCGGATTTGAGACGGACGAAACCGGACGGATCGCCGGACCCGCCGAGTTCAAAGTATTGCGCCAACTCCTCGGTGCGAGGAATCTTGTACCCAGGCGCCAGGCTTAGTCCAAGTATTCCGGCAGTCGTAACCGGAGAGCCGGACACATTCAACCCCTCTGGAGCGGTAAGGCCAACGGATGTAACAGTCCCGCGAACCTCAGATGACTCGTTCCCGGAAACGGAAACGGAAGACCTGCCAGACGATGCAGAGCCGATATTCTCTGTCCAATCCAGCCCCTTCTCCTGGCGAAGCGCAACATCGTATATTGGAATGTTCGAGCCGTTCTCGTCAATCGTGATGGAGTCGATTAACGCATACTCCTGGGTGCCGTTGAAAGAGATGTCCATCCAAAGACCCTCAAGGAGAACACGAGACTCGTCAACAACTGCCTTTGCGTCGATCTGCGGAGCATAGAACGGCTTCTCCTCGCAGATGTCTGCAAGGAGTTTCTGCGCTGCTTCAAGAAGGCGCTGGGACGCAACCGTCACATACATCTCCGGCATGGCGATGTCAAGTAGCACGAACTGATCTCCGGAAGCTATCTGGTAATCGGTATTCGGGAAGAGGATATTCAAATCCTCGTCGTTGCTTCGATATAGGGTCAGATGCCAACTATCCGTTGCTATCTGATAATTCACCTCCTTGATCTCGAAGTCGCGTCCAGCACACATACCGGTCTTCATCGAAATCTTCTTCCCCTCTCCAAGAGCAGCATACTTTTCGATGTCGAAACCAATTTGAGGGATGACAACCGAGAAGGTCTTGTCAAGCATGTACTCGACACCACCCTCAATAGTTGTATCACCATCTATGGCAATGGTAACGGTGTCAGTCTCAGCCGTTGGCGCGTTGTCAAGGACGAAAATATTCAGACCGACACGGAGCGTACCGGCGACAGCATTCTGGATGACAACCTGTTCCGGGAGGACAAAGGAGAACGAGGAGGATGACACCGGCGCAATGTTGAGTGGTATGGTCTCTACCGTGTTTCCATTAGCAACCTCCATCGTGGCCACATTGAACCTCGCATCCCAGGCAGCATTGAGGGTGATCGTCTGTATGTTGCGGCCAAACTTCAACACGAGGCGACCACTCTTGGTGAGCGTGGTGGTGTAGATGTCCGGCTCGATGAAATCGTTAGCCGAGCCGACCTCGGTCACGGCATCAAAAGTGTCAGATATAGACTCCTTGAAACGAACGCCCATATCAGATGCAGCGCCTTCGTCCGACGGGTTGGTCGCGCCGATGATCTCGTCAATCCTTTGGTCACGGGACCACTCGTTAAGGTCGGGGAGATACCCGGCGCCACCGGCATCATATACCTCTCCTATCGTCATCCGCTCAATCGTAGGGTGGATGTCCGGGAGGTCGCCGGTGCCGTCAAAGTATGCAGTACGGGGTATGATGCCCATCTTTGCGATGGCCGTTGCATCCTGAATGTATGCTTTCCTCGCATCCGGCTTGCTGCTCGTGGTCCCCCAGTTTGAAATCGGTATCATCAGATGCTCGATGTCAACCGACTCGGCCTGGTAGATGTCAAGGCCGCGATAGTAAGTCGCGTCCATGTTCTTCATCGAACCATAGGCGAAAAGGCGTGTTCCAATCTCAGCAGCATTGGCGATGGACTTCTCCACGGCAACAAGGCCGTCATCATAGGCATAGCCCTCCGTGGTGTTGGCCGCCGTGCGATCGTTTGGCGCACCGATGGTCAGGATATTCTTCCCATTCTCGATTGTGTACGCCCAGCCGAGTTTGTTCCAGGTCTCGTACACCTTGTCGAGAACCTGCAAGCAGTTCACGCCGCTCACCGAGAACTCTACCTCTGTGTTGAGGATTTCCAGAATGTCTGCATCAGATGTTTCCACAATGCGGACCTCCCAGCTATTTGCACCGTACTGATTCTCAAGACAAGCCTGCAAGCGCTCTGCTACATTCAACGGCTTCCCGAAGAAAGAAACAACGCCCTGCGTGGAGAAATGGACAGTGTTGTCGTCAGGCACCAGGTCGGTGAACGGGCAGAGTTCCCACTGCTTCATATCATCGAAGAACTGCACATTCTCGTAGAGGAACGCCGCGCCGAACTTGTTCGCATCGGACTGCTCCGTTGCTTTCGGCGTTCCGTAGAGCCGATAAGTCCGGCCCGTCCTGGAATACACAACATAGTCCCCCACATGCCAGCCAATCGCGGTCGGAGAACCAATCTCCGGGAACTCAAGATAGCCGGGTTTCAGATATGCGCCGACATAGCGAGGCGCACCCGTGAAAAGTACCGGGTGCTGACCTTGCGATGATATGATGGAAAAGTGGGCCATTTTATGCGGTGACGATTGATCCGTTGTAATATTTCATTTCAGTCACCGGGTCGTTAATCTTCACAACCATCTTGAAAATAAGACGGCAGTGACCATCGAACTCGGAGAAGCCGGAAGAACCAGGGTCCGGGAACTCCTCAATCCGAACTTTCTGAAAACCGAACTTGCTCCATTCCGACCATATCTTGAACTCTCCGTCCTTGATGGCATTCTGGAAAGTCCTCACAGCATTCTTCAACTCCTGCCTTGCGGTGGACGAGTTCGCTGCGGTTGAGAAGAGGGCGCACTCCAAAGTGTACTCGAATGCCTCGTACTGGAGGCTGGCGTTCCACTCATCGTCACCATTCCGGTCCTTCCAGTCATTCTTGTACGGCTGTTTGACCTTACGCTGCATCGGGTAGCCGCTATCCTTGATGATGATTCCGTAGGTGGTACGGACATCTATCGCGCTGACATCGCTTGCCCGCTGGATGTAGAAAGGCGCGTAGTCGCGGATTGCCGGATTGTAGATTGCCATATTGCGAATGTAGTCTTGAGTTATTCAATTTGAAACAAATAGTTTCACTTGAAAGAACTATTTGGTAGTCCGGACCGCGCTGCCACCGGCAGGCGATGCCGTGATGATGCTCTTGAACTTCGCCAGAATCTCTCCGGTGTTCCTGGCGGTATTCTCGTCGGCGGCAGCAATCCTGGCGAGGTGGTCGCCAAGCGTGGGCATAGCAACCATTATCGCATTGACATCCTTCCACCCGGCGGCATCCTGCGCCCGCATTACGGAGAGGTCTGCCCGCATCGCATTGATGTAGGATGCGATGAGCGACGAATTACCCTCCACGAGTTCCTTGTTGATTCCGTCGCGGAGCGTGTCGGATGAAACTCCCCCGCCATTGATGTACGGGCGGAGCGGTTCAAGCGCCTCGGTAATCTGCGGCGCGAGAGCCTGCATCGTTTCCATACCCTCCATGATGAGTTCCATTGCACCGGCGGTATCCCCAACGGAGAACTTCGACGAGAGTTGTTTCTTGAAGTCCTCGGTCATCACGGAGTCTATGAGCATGGACTGGGTGATCATCTTGGCATAAGCAACGGCCACATCGTTCAGGATGTCAGCATAGTCGAGCGCGGCATCGCCAGCCTTGATCCAGCTATTGACTATCTTATCAGCCGCCTGGGATGCGATGTCTCCGAACAGTGACTCCATCACGGAGTAGATTTGATTCATTGCATCCATATACATCTCCGAATCGTGGATGGCCTGTTCTATCCACTCCCTCTCGGTGGCACCGAGATTCTTGTATGTGTCGAGAATCTTTTGCAGCGTGTCGGCGTTGAGGTTGCCATAAGCATCATAGAGGTCGCCACCGATGGACTCGGCAAGCTGCTCCAATGAGTATTTGTTGTACCTCTCATCCGACAGGCCGCTATTGAAGAACCACTCCCAGAAGTCGCGCTTCTCCTTGAAGACCTTCGGCATCTCGGCGCCAAGAGTATTGATGTGCTTCCTGATTTCGTCAACGGCAGCAACGGCGGCGCGTACCTTGCCAACATCATTGGTGCCGAAGATAGAATCCATATTGAGAGCGTCCTTGATTTCAGAAACGCGAATCTCCTCTTTCATGGCGCGAAGTTCCCGCTCAAACTCGGCGACAGCCCGCTTCGCCTCAAAGAACCCGGTCACGATGGTCGTAACGAGGCCGGAAAAAGCACCGATAATATCGCCGCTCAGAATCTTCGACGCGAAGTTGCCAACCATATTCGCAAGGAAAGAAAAGTCTTCGGCAGCGGCAGCGAGGCCGAGGTTGCCCGTCGCCTCGGCATACCCTTGTATGGCGCTTGAAACCTGCGTGAAATCGCCGACCACCTCCTGGACGAGTTCACCGATTTTCTTATGGTACTCCTCCTTGGCCTCTTCGGTCATCTTGTCAAGCTCCTCCTTGGTCTTGGTGCGGAACTTCTCAAGGGTGATACCGGCCTTGGTGAGCAATTCGTTCGTTTTGGAGTCAAGCTGGATGTCGGGGTTCTTAGCGAGTTCGGAAAGGCCACGCCAAATGCCGCGAACCTGGCCGATACTCTTATCGCCCCAGTCGCGCATATCGAATCCAGACGCAAGTTCCTGCGCCTTGCCCCTCGCCAGAGCATTGATGGCGGACTGCGCCTGCTGCTTGTTGTACTCGCGCTCCGCAAAGAGGAGATCGTTCAGAGCGGCAATCTCTGCGCGGATTGCTTGCTCGTCACCCTTGTGCGCCTCACGCGCTTTCTCGGCGTTCTCCTTGTACTTCTCAAGCGCCTTGTTGTTCGCTTCGATCAGGTCGGTGACAATCTTCCGGACATCTCTCTCCGTGCCGTCACCGCCGCCGAAACCATACTCCTCGGTCATCCAACGGGACTTACTATCCTCGTAGGCTTTGAGCGCCTTCTGACGCTTGAGTAGGAGGCCGAGCGCATCGGTGCCAAGCCTGACCTCTATCTGCTCGGCGGCCTGGGTGCCTTCTTCTCCGAGCGCCTTGAGGTCACTGATGAGTTTTTGCAGGGCAGTATCAATGTTGTCGTAGCTCGCAGCATCACCCCCGAAGAGCGTGGCAAGCTGGTTGTTGGTATCGCCGCCGAAATACGGCTGCAATTTCTCCCTCGCATCGCGGTACTTCTCAAAGATAGCGATTTCCGCCTTGAGGTTCTGGATGCGATCCTTGACGGCCTGATTCTGCTCTCTCGTGGACGATTTGATGAACTTGTCATAATCAACGCCCATAATCGACTTATAGAGTTTCGCCTGTTCCTCCCTGCTCTCAACGAGCGCATCAAGACGATTCTTCTCGGCCTCGGTAAGTCCGGAATCACTCTTTGCCTTGCGACGAAGTGCCTCGATGTCCTTGTCGAACTTCTTGATGCCTTCAATAATAGACGACAACTTATAGACATTCTCTGATCCATCCTCGTTGGCATCACCGATTTTCGACATCGTGTTTTGATAGAGTGTCACGGCCTCCTCCATCTTGCTGGAATAGACATCCATCAAGGACTCGTATCCCTCACGAACATCGTTTATCTGGTCGAGGAAGGTATAGTTCTGGTATGCGAGTTTGTTCTTATGGATGCCCTTCTCTCGCTTGTTCAGAATCGCGCGGGCCTCCGAACTCAGCCCAGTAAGCGCGTTGAGGTCGCCCATCATGTAAGACCAGATGCTCGCCTGGTCTGACATAGAGAGTTCTCCGCCAAGACGCTTATTCATCTGACCAATGATAGCATTAAACCGCTCCTCAATGGTCTTCATCTCTGCCTCCTTTGCGCCCAAGATGCTCTCTTGCGCGGACTCAAGGAACCTTTGCTTGTTGGCCTCGCGGACCTTTGTGGCCAGACCATCATATAGCACGGCGAGATTTCCGACCTCGACACCCTCTGCCTTGAGTTGGTTGATGTACGGAGAGAACCTATTCTCAAGGGCAAGTTTAGCCGTTGTATATTCCTCCGTTCCCTCTTTCGCGTGTCTTACGCGCTCGTAGAGTTTATCAAGCTCGCGGGTCTCTGCGTTGAGTGTTGTGATATACTTTTCATTGTTCTTTATTGCAGCCTCCCTCACCTTGTTTCCGGAAGACTCCAACGACTGGACATCTTTCTCCGCTTTGACGATAGCACCAACGGTTGCTGCAATAGCAGTAGCAAAGAGGGTGTATGGTCTCAAAGCCACGCTAACTGCGTTGCCCACAACCGAGATAAGACGAATCTGTGATGCAGTAAGCGTATCGGTCGCCGCCGCCGCAATCAAGGATGCTACCTTCCATCCGCCGAGTATTCCGATAGCCCAAGAGACGGCCTGCCCGAACGATTCAGTAGAGGAAACAATCTTGGTAAGGGCGCCAACTACACCCTTCAATATTCCCTCCTGGGATTCTCCCATAGCATACATCAAGTTCTCCCACTTGCCCTTGAGGATGTTGATCTGACCTGCGAGGGTCTTCGCCAACACCTCTTGCATCTTATAGAACTTCCCTCCCTCGCTCGTCATACGCTTGAATGCCTCCTCAACCATCTCAAAAGTAATCTCTCGCCGAGTCATCTTGTCGAAGACATCGCCAAGCGTAACCATCTTCCCGGATGTTTCGGTAAGCATCTTGGAAAGTTCCTCAAGCACCGGGACGCCGTTCTGGGCGAATGAACGGAGCTGGATGCCACGCAGGAAACCGGAGGACTTTACATGGCCGTATGCCAGGATGATGCGATCCATCGAGACACCAATTCCGGAAGCTACATCGCCCAAGCGCTTGGTGGTATCAAGCAGGTCGTTGGACTCAATGCTGAATGCAGCCAACTGCTTGGCATACTTGGCGAGTTCCGAGAACCGATAAGTGGACTTCGAGGAGAAGTTGTAGAGGTCTTCAAATATCTTGTCCGCCTTGTCGATGTCCTGCACCATGTTCCGCAAGGCCATCTTCTGCACCTCGAACTGACCGGTAATCTCGATCAGCGAGGAGAGGAAACGACGGACGCCGACGGCGCTGAAAGCAACGCCGGTCAACTGCGAGATGGTCCGAAGCGCCGAACTCGTACCGGTAAGGTGCTGGTTCGTGTCGCGGATTTTCCCACGGAAATCAAGGACTTTCGACAACTGCGTGTTGAACTTCTCAGCATTGGCGAGATCGCTCTTGATCTTCGCGTCAAACTGCTTGTCGTCCAGAAGAACCTCAAAGTTCAATGAATCTATCGTACCCGCTGCCATAGACTATGTGATTATTGGAATAACTGTTCTGTTGTATATTCGCCGCTCTTGTGCGCCTTGCGCAAGGCGGCTCTCTTGTTGGCCTCCAGTTGCTTCTGGATGGCCGGATCATTCTCGTTGTACTTGAACCCGCCCTGGCTACCGCCGCTCTTGCCGTCTTTCCGGTTCGGCCTCTTGTAGAGCGTGTGCGGCAGGTCGGACTGCATCAGTTCAATCTGGGCGCAGGTCAGGATGCACCTGTACCCGAAGTTCCTTTCCCATCGGCCAAGCCGCCAGCGAGGGCGTCCGTAGGCCGGGAAGTCTTTGACGAAAGCTGCTTCGCAGCCAAGAGCAGTTCGGCTCGGTACTGCTCGGCTTCCTTCGCCGTCATCTTCATCACATCCGTCCTCATATCCATCGAGAACGGATGTG